TACAACGCACAATTTGTAAACTAGCCCTGATACCTAAACCTAAGTATGTTAAGACACAACATATGTGATTTTACAGTAAAATCAGGGCTAATCTTCGGTATATAACTACCTACTTTCAAGCATTTTTTACTTGAAACTTGTTATGGTAAGCAGAAATAACAGCATCGTATATTTCCCACGATGTGCTTCCTTCTTCCCAAAATCTTGTTTTATGTATTTTCATTCTACAATGATGAATTACAGTTGAATGATCTTTATCACCACATATCCTACCAATAGCAGGATAAGAAATAGAAAGTAATTCTCTCAATGCAATCATAATAATTGATCTTGCACGAGATACTTTCCATACTCTTGTATCACTTAGAAGTTCTCTTTGTGATACTTGTGTAATTTCTATTACTTTATTAAAAATAAATTCAACTTCTTCATTATAATCTTTAGCATTTACAATAGGTTGAGTTTGATAAACTCTAACTAATGCTTCAGATTTATGATGCATAGCTGCTCTATAACCTGCTTTAAACCCAAGCTGATAATAGTTTTTATCTTCATAACTTGGGCTGTCATAGATTATTGGCCGCAGCTTCATGCGTAATTCAGTTTTAATTTTTTTTGGTAACATATTTTTTTTATCTCTAAATCATTGTTTTCCAGTAATTACTATTCAACATATTAATTACTTTTTGTTCCCTTCTTCGTATGACCAATTGTGCTTGACCTCTTGTAATCGGGTGTGAGCTCCAATGAGTTGCTGCTTGATAAACTGCAAACATTGTATGACCATATGAAGAAGAATATCTATTCCAGATATCACCCAACTCACGCATGACATGATCGCTAGAACCATATGATAATAAATTGTGTGTAATTCTGGCCAGTGTGTTCTTAAATAAGTGTTGAACTTCTGCATCATTTACCTTCCTTTGTAATAGTTTAAACAGATCGTTACCTAGTTTCTGTTGTGCATCTAAACCAGATGCAAACATATCTCTAGTATATTCTGTTTCTTTGTTTGTGTTATGTCTATTGTACACTTTGAATTGCCAGTCTGGTCTTACCATACCATTCATACAAAGTACATAGACAGAACCAAATATTATTTGTTCAGCCCATTGGCTATCGTAACTAGCATAGACTCTTAAATGCGGGATTGTTTTTTCTTTGTTTTGTTCTTTGATAGGTATGCCTTTATCCCAAAAATAAACATCCCTTTTAAACTTGCCACCAGTAGGACTAACCCAATCAGTAAAACTAATTTTGATGTTAGCCATATTGCTGCCAAAATAGTCAAAAATGCTTTCATTTACTTTCTCCACTAAGTTTTGATATGATCTTAGTTTGTATCTGTGTGATACAACAGACATTGGTTGATATGTGTCCATTCGGACTAATGCATATCTATTCGGTATTTCTTCTTTGTTACCAACATTATCAAAATAAATTTTACGTTTAGTAACATTAAAATCAGCATTTGCATTAATTGTGCGTAGTGCTGATAGATTAGTTATGTTAGTTAGATTACTCATTTGTACACCTTTCTATTGGAGCCCTGTACGACTCAAATATATTTCCTTTCATGTTATATTTAAACAGGGCTTCTTTAAGTGCAGCTTTTGTATCCCCCAAGAACGGGCTCAAACCGCCGAAGCTGCTGAACTTGGTGTTATACCATACAATAGGGATGTATGGCCTAGGATCTTGTTTTAGCTTCAAGTATGACTTCTTCAGCCATGGACACAGCCATTTCTATGTCACCTCTACCTAAACCTAAATTCTGTAATGTTTCTATGAATTGTTGTTTGGTAATTGTACCTTCAACATATTCATCTTCTGCTTTGTCATAAGCATCTTGCCATTGTTGATCTGAACTCATTTATATAACCTTTCATTCTGGTATAATAATCCAAGCAAGTAAACCTGCTAAGATTATAATTTGTACTGTACTGTCCATAACTACTCCTAGTTAAAGAATTTTTTCCTATCTGACTTTTTAACAACTTCATACGGAAAATCAACTTTATCTGGCATATGTGCTTTTACAGCATTAAATATACCAATAAATACTCGTATGATTGTTTCAAATGGAACATTCAATATTCGGAATAACGCCACCATTGCTACTTTGCTAAATGCAAAGCTTATCCATTTCATCATTGTTTTCTCCTTTCATTAGTTATTTCATAAGCTAAATCAAAAAACGCTTTCATTTTATCATTATCAATTTTACTTAAATTGATTTGCTTTTTGAATGCTCTTATCAAATGTATTACTTCCATGTTTAACAACTTGATTTTGCATTGATCTGATTCAGAATAATATTCTGTTTTATCATCTGCTAAATCACTTGGTATTGACCTCTTATCAATAACACTTTGTATTTCTAAGAATTGCCATACTTTCATATTTACTCCTTTCTATTCGGTATATATCCAAATATTACCGAGTGCCGACTGGCGTTTTGTTTTTGCTCTTAGCGATAAAAAAACCCCCATGGTGCAATGCACCACAGGGGCAGGGAGATATGAAAAAACTACTTAGTTTTAACATCCTTCAGTTCAAATTTCAACTTAGCCATTGCATACTGCTTGGTAGTATCTTTGGCTTTTTTACGTAATGAGTAAGGCTGATACGTTTCGCCTGTAACTTTCTCATAGAAAGCTTTTGACTCATTGTAATAGATCTCAGCACGTTCAAGTGATGCTTGTTGTACTTTCTTTCTGTACACCAGCTTGTCAACTTGTTCTATATGGATCTCAGTACCAGTATCTTGACCAGCTAGATTTTTCATTTGATCTAGCGTCTTGTCAAACTGACCTGTGATCCAATTCATGTTTGAATACCAATAATTAACATAACCAGCCATATTCATCTTGGCATTGTATGTCCATGTTGGATCATCAAACAATACTGACATTTCATGCATACCATCAGCAACAGATTGCTTGATAGCATTCTTGTCAATAGATACATCCATTTGATCTACTGATGCATCATCTCTACATGTATTATATTCAACAGTTGTAGTCATATTACACTCCTTGATATATTAAGTTTAGTTCCTGATCTACTTCAGCAACCTTCATCCAGTCTTCATTACTTTCTGCATCCGACCTGATATCGTGCAATTCTTGCACTCTTTTTTTACCATCAGCATCCAACTTGATATGATAGTATGTTAGCATGTCATCAATGTACATGTTGTGTCCTTTCAGTTAAGTTATAATAAAACCCACATAGGGTTTCTCCCAAGAAAACGAGGGGGTCACCTCATGGGCAATGCGACAGGGGGTTGCACCTTTAGGTGCGACTAGACTGTTGCATTGAGGCAACAGCCGACCATGGAGGGGGAGGCCTTGTTATTCTGGAGAACCCGTGTGTGGAGTTTCCTTTCTGGGGAACACAGCGATAGTGATCGTTACCCGAATGGGCAAAGACCGAAGGGCTTTGGTGCGAAGCACTAGAGCACGTAATCGCCCGCACAAATAATGTACAACACCACAATAGATTGTGTGTTGCAATGGTTACTGAACCAAGATATAGATTGCGTCAACAATGAGAGTTGACAGGTTTTAACAAGTATTTATAATGCGTACTACGTAACGGATGAGTAACAAATTAGATAAACTTACAGACAAACAGAAGCTACTGGTTGATACCATCGTAGCGGATGGCTGTAGTATTAAGGAAGCTGCTAAAAAGGCAGGATATTCAAGCAAAGGGAGTGAGGAGGCAGGTAGAATAACTGCTTCACGAACACTACGACTTCCAAAGGTACAGCAATACATGCAATCACGTATAGCGGACACTTTAGGTCTAGGTGCTGTGAGGGCTTCTAAGAAGTTAATTGATCTTACGTCACACGCTAAGAGTGAGTATGTACAACTAGAGGCAGCCAAGGATATCCTAGATCGTACAGGTATGAGAGTACCAGATAAGGTTAAGCATTCTATAGAAGGGGATATTAAGATTAACATAGATTTATCGTAGCCTAGTCGGCACGAGGTAATTTTAGACATGTGTGTTATAGCAGGGGTACACCCCAAAATAACACGACATGGATAATGAGTGATGTTACACACACAACAGAGGTTCAAAAAAGTTCGTTGACCCAAATGTGAGTTTCGGTATAGGGTAGCTTATGAAAAAATATAAGATAACGATTTGGTCAGCTACAGATCCCAACGAGAAAAAAGAAATCCTCGTGGAAGCTGCCAATGACATCCATGCAACACAGTATGCGAGTGCAGCTATGTCCATGGGTCAAAGAGGAACATTTGAGGAAATAGATGGTAAAGAAAGCGTATCAGAATCCTAAGGGTGGATTAAACAAAGCAGGGAGAGCATACTTCAAGCGTAAAGAAGGAAGTAATCTCAAACCTCCTGTTAAGAATACACCTAAGAAAGATACAAAAAGGTTTCGCAGAAAGGTGTCATTCGCTGCAAGATTTGCAGGAATGAAAGGCCCAATGAAAGATGCCAAAGGCAGACCAACAAGAAAAGCACTAGCTTTGAGGGCTTGGGGCTTTAGGTCTGTTGAATCGGCAAGAAATTTTGCTAACAGACACAAGAGGAAAAAATGAAACGTATCAAAGATATAATCTGCCAGTTTCTTTGCAAAGCTTTTAATATTACACCTTGCCTATGCGATCACGAATGCGATTGTAAAAAGAAGGCGAAATGAAATGGCTACAGCAAAGAAAACAAATCCTGCGCTATGGGCAAAAGCGAAGTCAGAAGCCAAGTCAAGAATGGGCGGAAAACATAGCGCAAGGGCTATGCAACTGGCTGTTAAAATATACAAGAAACGAGGTGGAGGGTATTCAGGTGCTAAGTCAAGTTCTAATAAATTATCCAAATGGTCAAAGCAAAAATGGAGAACATCAAGTGGAAAGCCTAGTGAAGGAAAGCGAAGATATTTACCTGATAAGGCTTGGAAATCACTTAGTAAGAGTGAAAAAGCTGCTACAAATAGAGCAAAGGCTAAAGGAAACAAACAAGGAAAACAGTTCGTTAAACAACCAAAAGCGATAGCTGCTAAAACTAAAAAATACAGGAGAACATAATATGCCAAAAGTTGGTAAAAAAACTTTCCCATATACTGCAAAGGGAATGAAAGCTGCTAAAACTGCTGCTAAAAAAAGCGGTAAAAAAATGACAAAGAAGAAAGGTTACTAATGTTAAACGGTAAACAACACAATCTTCCTGCTGCCCTATTTATAAAAATTATAAAAAAAAAAAAGAAATCTGGAAAATCTAGCTACAAAAAGAAATAATGTCTTTTGTATCTACTTTGTCTGTTCAGGATTTGAACAGATTACGTGCTATCGTTAAGAAAGTACATTTATCCTATTACCCAAAAGATATGATTACAAACTATGAAGCTGATAAGCTTATAGAGTCATTTGGGCCAGAAGTTGTTTCTGATTTATTGAAACAACATATTGATGCAGGAAACATTGACTGATTTTAAATACAAGCCAGACGGACAGGTCTTAAAAAATTTTATGAAATCTGAAGCTTTCTTCAGAGGTCTAAGAGGGCCAGTTGGGTCTGGCAAATCAGTAGCATGTTGTGTTGAAATATTTAGAAGATGTTTATCTCAACAAAAAGGTAAAGATGGCAAACGTAAATCAAGATGGGCTGTCATTAGAAATACCAACCCACAATTAAAAACAACAACTATTAAAACTTGGATTGATTGGTTTCCTGAAAATACATGGGGATCATTTGCTTGGTCTGTTCCTTATACACATAGATTACATTTTGGTGATGTAGAAGCTGAAATTATATTTTTAGCTTTAGATAGACCAGAAGATGTAAAAAAATTATTATCATTAGAACTTACAGGTGTATGGGTAAACGAAGCTAGAGAAATACCTAAATCAATTATTGATGCTTGTACTATGAGGGTAGGAAGATATCCATCTATGAAAGATGGTGGTGCTTCATGGTATGGAGTAATTTGTGATACTAACGCTCCTGAAGAAGATCATTGGTGGCCTATTATGGCAGGTGATGTACCAACACCAGATCATCTATCAAGAGGAGAAGCGTTAATGTTAGTCAAACCTGATAACTGGGAATTTTTTACACAACCACCTGCCTTAACTCCTAAGATGGAAGTAGATATGGTAGTGGGTTATGATAGAAATGATTTAGCTGAAAACAAAAAATTTATTACAAAAGATTATTATCCAAACATTATACGAGGTAAAACCAAAGGATGGATAGATGTGTACGTTTTAAATAAACTAGGATCTATTGAAGAAGGTAAACCTGTTTATATGAACTTTAAAGAAGAAACTCATATTGCAAAAGAAAAACTAGAAGTCAATCCAAACCTACCAGTTTATTGTGGTATTGACTTTGGATTAACTCCTGCTGCTGTTTTTGCACAGAAAACTCCATTAGGTAAATGGAATATTATTGCTGAACTTGTTTGCTTTGATATGGGTGTGATGAGATTTAGTGAACTACTAAGATCCGAGATAGCTAAACTATTTGCAGGACTTGAAATGAATATATACGGAGATCCTGCTGGAGATTTTAGATCACAAACAGATGAAAGAACTCCTTTTCAAATTATGAGGCAATATGGTCTTGCAGCTAAACCTGCTCCATCTAATGACGTTGCTCTTAGAATAGAAGCAGTAGATGCAGCATTAACTAGAATGATTGATGGTCAAGCTGCATTCTTAGTAAACAAAGATTGTTTAAATTTAAAAAAAGGATTTAATGGTGGTTATCATTATAGACGATTACAAACATCAGGTGATCGTTACGATGAGAAACCAAACAAAAATAGATATTCCCACGTACACGATGCACTTCAATATCTTATGATTGGAGCAGGAGAAGGTAGAGCAATATTATCTGGTAAGTCCAATATAGCTAAACCTACTATAGCTAAAAAAGAATGGGATATATTTTCCAAACATAAAAAACCTAAATCAAGACAATGGAATATATTCAAAAGGAGTATTTAATATATTTTTATGAAGATATTGGTATGCCTCGTCATTGGGCTGTTGATTTATTTTGTAGAAAGAAAGGGTTTAGGCATGTTGGAGCATTTGCCTACAATGATAAATTTGATCAATGGTTTGGGTTAGAATATACGCATAAAGGTGTAATTCATCAGTTTTTTACCAAAGAAGATATGGAAAATATATTTACACACTTTGCTAAAAATAATTTTAAAATACTTAAAGTGCCTATAAATCCTAAATGGAAACTCATATGGATCAAAGAACATAGCTGTGTAAGTTTTATTATGAGGTTGATTGGATATGAAAATTGGTTTATCTGGACTCCATATCAATTATATTGTGCGTTGAAAAAAAAAGGAATGAAGTCATTTTGGGAGAAAAATTAATAAGGAATTACTATGGGCAACCCATTTAAAAAACCAAAACCGCCACCACCAGATCCAGCAGTAGAAGCTGAAATTAAAAGACAAGCAGATGTAGCTGAAGCTGAAAAAGTAGAAGCTGAAAAAGAAGCTGCAACACAACTGTCAAAAAAACGTAGAGGTCTTATTGGATCAAGATCTTTATTTGGTAGAGCAGGTGGTAGAGGTTATTTTGACGAAGTATCATAAGGAATATTAATATATGGCATATGTCAATTTAAGTGATAAACCATCACCGCAATCTGAAGATAATCCAGTAAATTATTTTTTAAAAAAATATGCTGCTGCACAATCTGTAAAAGATCATTGCAAAGATAAGTTTGAAGAAGCATATGAATATTGCTTACCTCAAAGAGAGTCTTTCTATGATGAGTCTATTGGAGAAAGTAGAACAGATAAGATTTTTGATGAAACTGCTGTTGTAGGTGTACAAGAGTTTGCATCAAGATTACAAGCAGGTATTGTTCCTACCTTTGGTAGATGGGCAGACTTTCAAGCAGGTAGCGAAATACCAGATGAACAAAAAGGACAAGTAAACTCTCAACTAGATGAAATAACAAATTATGTTTTTGAACTTTTACAAAACTCTAACTTCAATCAAGAAATCCATGAATGCTTTATGGATCTTGCAATTGGTACAGGAGTATTACTTGTTGAGGAAGGTGATGCAATTAATCCTATTAAATTTACTTCTGTTCCTTTGCCCCGAGTTTCGTTACTATCTGGATCAGATAATAGAATTGATACTGTCTTTAGGACAAGATATGTTACAGCAGAAGAAATAACTATTATTTATCCTAGAGCAAAGTTACCAGAAAACTTTGATGTAATATCACAAAATAAAAATAATAAACGATACAAAATTGTAGAAGGCGTTTACAGATTGTATGACAAAGCAAACGTTGAAAGATACAAATACTGTGTTGTTATTGAAGAACTAAAAGCAATTATTTACGAAGAAGAATTAAAAGGCGAAGGATCTAATCCATATTTAGTATTTAGATGGAATAAAGCATCAGGTGAAGTATATGGTAGAGGCCCAGTATTTAATGCTATGGGTGCAATCAAAACCTGTAATCTTACTATAGAATTAATTTTAGAAAATGCACAAATGAATATTTCTGGAGTTTATACTTTTGAAGATGATGGTGTAATCAATCCAGATAATATATCTCTTGTACCAGGGTCATTAATACCTATTGCTGCTGGATCAAGAGGATTGCAGCCAATCAATGGTGCAGGTAATTTTGATGTTGCACAACTTGTGTTACAAGACATGAGAGCAAATATTAAAAAAGCTTTATACATGGAAACACTTGGAACACCACAAGGTACTCCAATGACAGCTACAGAAGTTTCAGAAAGAATGGCAGATCTATCAAGACAGATAGGATCTTCTTTTGGTAGATTGCAATCAGAATTAATTTATCCATTACTAAGAAGAATTATTAAAATATTATCTAAACAAGGTAGAATAGAAATACCTAAAATTAATGGTAGAGAAGTAAAAGTTGTTGCTAGATCACCATTAGCTAAAGCACAGCACTTACAAGATGTTGCTGATGTAAATAGATTTAACCAGATTATTGCTGCTACATTCGGGCCACAAATGATTAACTTAATTGTAGATCAAAATGAAACAGCCCGATATATTGCTGAAAAAATGAATCTTCCTGAAAAGCTGATAAGAGATAGCGAAGAACAACAGCAAATTGCTAATCAAATTGCTAACCTTCAACAATCTCCAACAGGAACTCCAGATGACATGGGATAAAGTAAACAAGCCTAAAGAACCACAACGTGTTTCTATTGATGGTTATGTTAGATCACCTGAAGCTGAAAAGGTTTTAAATCAATCTTTTGCTACAGTATTTGGATCTGATGCAGGTGAACAAGTATTAAAATACTTATCATCAATAACACAAGACATGGTAGCTGGGCCAAATATGGATACTAACGCTCTTTGGCATTTAGAAGGTCAAAGATTTTTAGTAGGTATAATAAAAACAAGACAACAAAAAGGAAAGAACAATGAGTAATGAAACAATAGAACAACAAGAACCAGCAGCAGAACAAACTGCTGAAAGTAATAAACCAGAATTTATACAAGATAAATTTTGGGATGCTGATAGAAATCAAGCTAATATTGAAGCATTAGCTACTAGCTATAATGCTTTAGAAAAAAAGCTTGGATCAAGAACTGATGAATTATCTAAGCAGATAAGAGAAGATCTTGAAAAAGAACGTGCAGCTAATACACCAGAAGCATATGAAATGAATATAGGCGAAGTACCAGAAAATGTTACAATAGATGTAAATGATGAAATGCCTATCGTTCAATGGTGGAAAGAAACTGCTAAAGCAAATGGATTTACACAAGAACAATTTGACCAAGGTGTAAATATGTTTGTACAAAATGCTGTTAATGCATTACCTAATACTGATGAAGAAATGCAAAAACTAGGTGATGGTGCTAGAGAAAGAGTTGAAGCTGCTGATTTGTGGTCAAAGAAAAATCTTTCACCAGATGCATATTCAGCTATATCTAACTTTGCATCTACAGCAGAAGGAATACAAGCTATTGAAGAAATAATGAAACTATCTTCAAATGCTCCTATGCCTAGTACAGCTACACAAGTAGATGTAACTCCAGACATCAATGATCTTAGATCTATGATGAACGATCCTAGATATTATGACTCAGCTAAAAGAGATCAAGCATATGTTGATAGAGTGTCTAAACTTTTTGAATCCGCTTATGCAGCACAAAACAAAAAAGGTTAAGTTTAAAAAAAAAAAAAAAGATTTACATTGGCTAGATGCTGTT